TTAAAATTCCTCCGTGACGATGTACACGTTTTTATTATCTACTGTATCTTTAAAAATATAATTAAGAGTTCCACCTCTATCGCCATACCGAAATTTGTCCATCTCAATACTCCTCTATAACTAAATATATATATTTTCTATTTTGTTCGTTTCTTGTTTTGTAATTGAATAACCTCGTTGTTTCGGCACATGGGGAAGCACACTTGTATCTTACAAATACTTTCGTAGTGAGATTGTCTTCGTTATAATCTTCCAATAATTCCGCTACATGGCACCCATCTTCTCTATCAATTACTATCCCAGTACCTTCTTTTAACTTATCGAAAAAATTTGTTTTCATGTTAATCTCCTACAATTTTATTAATGATTACCTCTTTAAAATTAGATGTATTCAGTCTATATTCATCAATACTTTTACTAGCATACAAGTAATAGATAAACACGTCTCTGTCTTGTCCTAGACGGTGCACCCTATCTTGTGCTTGACGTAGTAGGGTAGGGGACCATGGATATTCTATAAACACCGCACAACGACTAGCGGTCAATGTCAACCCTACGGCACTAGCTTGCAAGCTACAGATAATTAGTGGTGTATCTCCTAATTGAAAATTATCTATGTTTCTTTGTCTGATACTAGGTGATTGACCACCTACAATAACAGAACTGTTTGGAAATGCTAAGTTAATTTGCTTTCCTATTTCTTTGTGGTGAACAAATACAACCACCTTTTCGCCTTTATCCAGTAAGTTTTGGATAAAGTCAATAGACATTGTAAGTTTTCTCTGCGTAACGGCTTTGTCGAACCTTTCAATATCTTGAAAGGTTTTTGGGGACGGTTGCTCTAATTCCATGATAGGGATAGGGACAATCCGTTTTTCTGGCAATCCGTTTTTCAAATCTTTTTTTGTTCGTCGCAACCATATGCGGCTCATTTTTTTATGTAGAGAAGTTAGATTACTAAATCCGCTGTAGTCAATGCCGTATTGGCTGTTTCTAGGAGAGCAATATCGTTTTAAAAATTCTTTTTCTCCACCTAACAAATGCAAGTTATTTAAAATCTGCATTTGAGATATAAGTTCTACAGGGCGGTTAAGCATTGGAGTTCCAGTAATTAAAATTTTGTAGGGAATATTTTTACTCCATTGTAGGGCTATTTTTGTCCGTTGTGCCTTTGGGTTTTTAAAACAATGACACTCATCAAGTACGATTTGCTTAATACCTAGCTTAGGAATTTGGTATTTATATTTTTTCATCCTTTCGTAGTTAGTGATTATGATAGGGCAGTGTAGGTCGTCGATGTTTACATCAACGCCAACCCATCGTTTTATTTCATTTTTCCAGTTTATTTTTAAGCTAGCGGGGCAAACCACTAGAATTGGGAAAGCCCCTCTTTTAAACATAGCCTCAATTACTGTCCTAGTTTTCCCCATGCCCATATCGTCACAAACATAGGCAGAGGAATTGTTTAGGATGTACTCAACACCCTCTATTTGATGCGGTAGTAGTGGTAAACTCACCAAAAAACATCTCCTTCTAACTTCGTATCAACTAAATCTAAGGCTTCTTGTAATTTTTTTACTAGCTGTTCATTTTTTGCAGTTAGTAACAACCCATTTAAAAAACCTTGATAATAACACAAATCTCCATAAGAAGAGAGTGGGTTTCTAACTACAGCTAAAGCGTCGTCAATAACTGCGGAAATTTCATCTTGTACACTCATATTAGACCTCCTCTAAAATAAATTGCGGAACATTGATAATCACGGAGTACTGTACCCCAATTAAGCTGTAGTCTTTTAAAAACAAGGGAACTTTTCCGTGTTTTTGCTCCCAATATAAGTATTTATAAAGCTCGTCTAGTGTTTTAAAAATTTGACGAACAGCTCCGTTCACTTTGATTGCATATCTTTGAACGGATTTTTTGTTTTCTCCGGTACTAGTTTTCTTAACGTCAACTTCATATTGTGGGTTATTTTCTTGTAGCAAGTCATTTAAGGCTCCGACTGTTAGTGGTCGGAAAGTAGAAGTGCTTTTGTCATAAAACAAAGCTCTTACAGTTCGTTTGCGTCTAGGTCCTCTGCTATAATCTGTTCTCATGTTGTTACTCTCCTAAAATCTTACGGATAAAATCACTAAAGGCTACTTCCACTAAACAAGGGACTAGTTCTTTTACATATTCTGCTATTTCCTGTTCATCAAAAAACCTAAACTCTTGAGATTCTGGAAAAACTATTACAAAGTCTTGTTCATCGCAGTATTCTGAATATGCTTTTGAAAAGTCTAATAAACTCATTCCATTTTTTTCAAGGTATTTCAATAGAAATTCTTTATCTCTTGTACTTTTTAAATGAAACGCAATAGAGTGTCCTATATCCCCATACCGAATTACGTATTCCATTACCCCCTCGTTTACAAAGGCTACTTTATCTAGAGAAGAGGGGGTGTTATCTAATAACTCTTTGATTTGATGTTTTAAATTCTCTTTAATAACAAGTCCAATATCATTTATATCTAATGATTTGAGAATATTCATAATTAACATCTCCTTTTTATAATTAATATTCGTAATCAAGTCCCACAAAAATCTTATCCAATACCTCTCTTTTTAAATTGTCAATCAAATACCACTTAGCTACTTCGACAAACTTAGAAATATCTTCCATTGTGAAGAACAAGAACTCGTTTTTATTTACCATGCACACATGTGTGAAGGGAAATTCTTCGTATTGTGCATGAGTCATAAACTCCGATAGTGGAACTTGTTCCTCACTTAAATATAAGAATAATTCCCTAGAGCCAACCATAGTAGTTACATCAAAAGCCCGTGAGATTTGTGGGTCGTCACAATCTAAAATTGACTGGTTTAATAAATCCATGATAATTTCATTATTTTTTTCTTGTTCGCAAAAGCAAGATACTTGAGAACATATTTCGTATAAAATTACGTCGGCTAAACGCCCTGTATCTAATAACCCACAATCTCTTGTAATTTCTACTAAATTCATTTTAAATTTCTCCTTTTAAAAATGGAGGGGGATGTACCCCCTCTCTAATTACTTAATAGTGTATTCGTAGTTACCATGTAACCACTTTTTGTTGACGATTGTTGATGGTAAATCGTCTGGTAAGGCATCTACATAGAGAACTACTGAAAATTCCTTGATTTGAATATCTAGGATAGAGACATCGTATGAGCACAGTTCGTACTCTGCTTCGTCCAAAAACTCATCTAATTTTTCGTCAGTCATTTTTCCAGTCCAAACTTCAATAGGCAAGTAATTCATGCCGTATTCATCGGTGGACATCGTGGTGTCGTTCTTACCGAAGTTAATATTCATTTCCTTCTTAACTTCTTTTTTAGTAGTAGAGCACCCATACGAACTAGTCGTGTTCCAGTAATAGCTATCGTCATACCAAGGCTTAATCGTTGCTGTTTTGTAACGATAGCCAATATAACTAGTGTTGGAATACAATGCTCCAGACGTTTCGGATTGAACAAAGTTGCCAATTACTGATAACTGCCCGTCGCCGACCAGTACATACTTATTAGAGCCCATTGCCGACTCCCATAACTCTTGTACGGCTGTATTCCATACAGCATCACCTAGAGGGTTGACTACCTCTTTAATAAATTGCATAGTGTCACTATGCTTAGCTTTCATACCGCCTTTAGGCGTGTAATCAGACATGATACCGTTATGCACCATGCCAATCTTACACCAGTTATTAGGTAAGCCCATTTCCTTGTAGTTGTTGCACACCGCAAATGGATGGCAAGTCTCTGGGGAAATAGCCCCACTTGTTGCGATTCGGAAGTGGAATACACGGTCAATAGAGTCTGGTAATTTACTTGCTTCATTCCAAAACTCATCGAAAGTAAAGAAGCCTTTTTTGATATGTACTAACGACTTTTTCTCGTCATAGTACATCATTCCCGCTCCATCGGGATTACCACTGAAACAATTTGCCAATTCCTCTTTATTCAACTCGAAGCCACGTTTAAATACTGCAATAACACACATAGTAATTCTCCTTTTTGTTATAAATAATTAATTAAAAATGTTTGTTTAGTTAGCCCCTCTCAATGGAGGGGCGTAACTATTAAGCCTCTACCAAATTCAAATCCAGTAGGCGACTTCGTAAATCTTCGTATCCTTTGTCTTTGGCTTTTCGATTTACGATGTCCCAACTAAATTGGTAACGGTCGATATTTGCCATGTCGCTTAGCACATCTACTAGTTGAATGCAAGACTTAATATGTTTGCTATCAGGTAGAGAGTGGAATAAGCGTATTTCTACGGTTTCGTCGTTCCGAAGATTGACGGCTGTGTATCGACCAGCACGGTAAGCATTTTGGTACCAGTCGATTGCATACTGTCGAGAGGAACCACCAACACGGTCCGCCCAACGTTCTGCACTAAAAGAAGGTCTTTGTGCAAATTTGACCATATCTCTATAGTTCTCAGAGAACATACGAACTAAACGTCCGATGTTTTTCTCGTCTTTAAAAAAACGACGGCTGATATGGATATGAATGCCAGCCGTATCACGGTCGTTATCGTAGTAGCGACGTTCCATACGCTCAGCGATTTGCTCCCAATCCATTTTAAGCATCTCACTAGGAGACATTGGATGAGTGATAGCTTCAAACCCATGAGACAAGGAACCGTCTGAATTAAAGTAGAAGCGGTCCATATGTCCTTCAAAGATATGGAGAACGTCTGTATCAGTTCCGTCCGCACAAGAACCATCGCACTCTAATTCCAACCCGAAGAACTTAGGTCCTTCTCCAAAGAAATGGAGAGCAGGGCGTTTGTGATAGCCCCGAATTAATCCTTCAGGCATGTTGTCTTCGGAGTAGTACCAACACTCATCGGTGGAGCACCAATACAAATCGTCTTGTTCTCCCTCGGCATAGTAGTAGCCGTCCTCGGTCTCCAAGCGTTCTTCATTGTCGGAGTACCAACTATCGGTGACTTGAGAACGCCACCCGTATTGGCTTTTACATTCGTAATGGACTGGATTATTGAAATTATCCTCGTAGTAAAAGGCATCGTCGCAATAAATATACGTATTCATTGAGTCCGACCAAATATATTGGTCGTCACAACAATCTTCGCAAATAACTTTGTCGTCGTAGGCGTCACGAACACTGTCTATGTGGCAAATCTCATTGCAACAATCACAAATAAAATAATCTTCTGTCAAACCTTCTCGAACATCCATAGAGTGGATTACCTCCTTGTCAAAATAAGACACTTGATTTTTAAAATACCAACGACCACTTGCGGTCGATTGGATAATGCCTTCATCAAATTTATTGACGGCAAATGTTCCAAAATAAGTAGTCAATTCCACTGGTTCTGTTAGCGGCTCTTTAGTTAAAACCGAGACATTACTTACTGGAGCCAAGTTGTGTAGCTCACAAGTATATAGATTGGAAATTCCACCCCTCGGAACGTAGATACGTCCATCGTTCCCTATAGTTACGACCTCGCCGTTGTAGGAATAGCGGTTACCAGCTACCACAGGATTTCCGCTACCATCCAATACAATATCTTCTGGAGCGATGTCCATTGTGCATGGTGTGTTTGTACATTTAAATGCACCGTTTTCCTTGTAATATTGACCTTTTACAAGGTTTACGTAGTTAGGAACATAAGGAGATGGTAATTCATTTGCAGGGATGTGAATTAAATTCTCTGTCTCAGTGTTTTCCAATACGATAATTTGTTGACCGAGATAATTCTCGGCTAAATATTTTTTAGTAAATAAACTGCCATTGATTTTAAAAAGTTGTTTTTCCATGAGTTCCTCCTCAGCCAAATACGGCTAAATACAAAATAAATAAGGTAAAGTAGCCTAAACACAAAAGGCTTTGAAGGGTTAAGTCCCAATAATATTTCATTAACCCTTTCCGATTTAATTTCAGTTTGTTGATACGCCCCGTTTCTATAGAGCGACCAATAAACCTAGGATTGAAGATAGAGCCACGTTGTTCTAAAATAACGTGTTCCTCTCCGTGAACCTTTACGACTTCGTCCATAATTTACTCCTTTCTTAACTTATAAGTTAACAAGCAAGATAAAAAATATAGCCCATCAAGAGCTACATATATGATACACTAAACTTAACTAGTAAGTCAAGTGTATATTTTTTGAGTACCCACATGCACGTGTGTGCATGTACGTGGGTGCGTGTGGTCGTGACGTTGCTCCGTAGTAGTGGTACCGTCGGGTTCGTTCGACCTGCTAACAGCTTACCACAACCCTCATCGAGTGCCGAGAATGGCTCAACCATGCGGTTTGTGATGGGGAAGGATAATCCACGGCTTGCTAGTCATGTCAATAAACGCAACTAATAATAACTTATAAGTAAATTATAATTGTATGGATTGTGGTTACATACTTTGTAGTGTCTATTAAAAGATAACCAAATGATTATCAGTGAGAATTAATATATAAAATCATGATACATAGTATCATGTAGGCGAACGCCTACCGCCTTATATAGTGATAGGGAATAGAACGAATACAAAGAAATATATAGGCAATCACAAGGCAAAAACGGGGAAATCTATAAAATTCTACTACCCTATACAGTAATAGTATATATAGAGTAATAGACAATATATAAAAGCCTATACCGTATCAGTAATAGAGAATATAAAAGAATATTTGTTCTATATAATAAATGCTTTAAAATCGTTCATAAGGCTTGTTTTATACCTTGCTAGTGTAATTATACCTATAAAGGATATAAAGCACCTTATACAGCCTATAAAGTGCCTTAAATTGAATATATGGAATTTAGATATACCATGATATAGCCTGTTAGATTAAAATAGGCATAAAAAAAGCCTTTACCAATCAAAGGTAAAGGCATGTAGTAAATATGGTGTAGATATGCTATTAAATCGAATAAAAAGCCGTAAAAATTCGCATGATGTGCATAGGATGTTAGAAAAAGTCAAGTATCAAATAGTACATGATAACGATAAGTGTATATAAATATGGTTATCATTGATTATCAATAATGAATATATGTTCGATAAATAGACATAAAAAAAGAGGAGTTTCCCCCTCTAATCTAACCTTTATAAATAGACCTATAATAGGCTATTTCTAACGCCTTTAACAATTCAGGCGTTATATACCGTAGGCAGAAAAATATATCATCTATCTCTACCACGTGTAATTTCATGAATCTACGTGCGGTATTAAATTCTTGTACCGCCACAGCATATTTTATAATATCCACTCCACCATAACGACGCATTTTTTTAATAGCTTCGATAGCTATGTTTTTTGCGTCGTTCATTTGTTTAGGTGTAACATTGTACACCCTACCAAAATCTAACATAATAGTACCTCCATTCTTATACTTTGGTGTGGTTAGCTTGCTTTATATAACGGTACTCGAAAGCCTTATTTTAAAAATTATAGAGGATTATAATAAGCCGTTTTCTTCGAGTTTTTCCATGAACAAAGCAATTTTGTTTTCCATTTCAGATAGCTTTGTATTCAAGGCTTCATTTTCACGTTTTAAAGCTTCATTTTCACTAGAAACGCTGTTTACGTTTTTTGCGTAGTCAAAGCCCGCTTTCATTACAGATACACAATTTCCAAATTCATCAAACCATTTTTGTAAAGGGTAATTTGTATCTTCACCCTTTTTGTTTTTTCCTTTGATTTTGACCAATCCAGATTCTGCGAAGTGAACACGACCTTTTTCTTCATCAATAGTCGCCTTTACGCAAAGGGTCAATAATTGTGTATCGTTATCGTAACGATATTGACCAGCTTTTAATGCTTTTTTAGATGTTTTATTAATAGTACCGCTTTTTGCCATAATTGCACCTTTTCTACCTACGTAAGTAGGATTTTCCAAAAAATCAGTTATGACTTTCAAGTACCGCTTGATAAAACAAGCTAACCTTATTTAGTTTTCAAAGACCATTCAAGCTAACCGCCTACCGTAGTAGGTTGTGTGGTTGCTTTCGATGGTTACACTATAGCACACCTTTTTAAAGTCTTGAGATTGGCTTTGTTATACGGTTTGTTGGCTATTTGGATAATCTACAGCACACTTTTATTTACTTTAAGGCTTAGCCTTTGAATAGAGTGGTATTTTTATCATGGTAGGTGGCTAGGTGGGGCTTCGCAAACGGGGGTCCCGTGTCCGCCCCGCCCCGTATAGAGACCCTTTTAGTACAGAAATAACTCGTTCAGAAAACCTTTTAGTAGGCAAATAATTGGCAGGTAGGGTGGGGCTTTCTTTTTGAGGGGTACTAATACGAACGTAGGTATCTTTTAATAAAAATAAAATTAGGTACTGGTACATACTAGGGTATGGCTTCTATATACTGTTATCTATATATAGGTAAGGGGTACAGAAATTAAATAATTTTCTCCTTCTTTTGGTAGGTTGATTTCTACCTAAGAGATATACAAAATCGAAATTTTGTCTGAAATAGTAGAATTTCGAGAGGAGTGAAATTATGAATCATTCTGTAGAAGTAGAACAGATAGCTGAGGCTTTTAGAAAAGGAAAAGAAAATTTAGTTTCATTTAAAAGGCTATTTCTCCCTGTGGGAGAGGACGAAGAAGTCCCGTATGCTTGGTTTCATTATTCCTGGAGTGACATCCTATTACATGGAAAGAAACACTATGCTATCGAGGGGTTCCGAGAGTCAGCAAAGAGTACCTTTGTATTGAATGCATTTCCACTGTATCGGTTGGTTTACCCAGATAAGAAAAACAATTACATCGTAATCGTTATGGCTAACCAGACGAAGGCTAGTAAACAGTTAAAAGAAATCGCAACGAAGTACGTTACGGACGAGTTGTTCACACTGAACTTAGTGAAGGTGAAGGAACAGTCAGAGAAAGCTTTTGAGGTAATCGTTAAAGATGGGGGAGGGGGGCACGTAAACGTAAGAATCGAAGCCTACGGCAAAGGTTCTTCTATACGTGGTTTATTATGGAATGATAGACGTCCGTCTATCGTTATTATAGATGACCCTCAAGACGTAACTGATTCCTTGTCTGATACGATTCAGACAAATGATTATGATTGGTTCCTATCGGACGTGTTGTTCTTAGGGAAGAACACACGAATCTTTATGATTGGTAATAACCTTGGTGAAAAATGTTTGATAGAACAGGTTATCACAAATAAAGACCTTCTTAATTTTGATGCCTTACGAATACCAGTAATGAATGGTGAGGGTAAATCGAATTGGGAAGAAAGGTGGTCTGCGGAGCAGATTCTCCAAGAGAAAGAGAATTGGCGAGCTTTAGGTAAACTGGACATTTGGGAACGGGAGAAAATGTGTATTGCTATTTCCCCAGAACGACAAATGTTCAAGAAAGAATATTATAAGTACTACGCACCGACAGAATTGAAGCTGGAGGGGTGTTCTATTTATACGACGGTTGACCTTGCTATCTCACAAAAAGAGAGTGCCGACTACACGGTAATCTGTACGATTGCAGTCAATAAAGATAACCACTGGTTTATCTTGGATATTGATTATGATAGGTATGACCCATCACAAACCATTGATGCCATTTTCCGAGCGTATCAGAAGTACAAGCCACTCTACGTAGGCGTAGAGAAAGTAGCTTATCAGGCTTCTGTAAAACATTACTTGGAAAAAGAAATGCCAAAACGGAACATCTGGTTTACAGTGAAAGACTTAGAGGCATCTAGCCGTAAAGAACTTAGGATTGCAACATTGCAACCACGATTCAAGGCTGGTACTATTTGGTTCCCTATGGGGGCTAAGTTCTTAACTGAATTAGAGAGTGAATTAGGGAGTTTCCCAAGAGGGTTGCATGATGACTTAATTGATGCACTTTCTTACCATAATCAGATTGCTATCCCACCAGCAGGCGGGTTCAATACCGTCTACACAGAAGACATACCATACGGAGGAGCTATGTAATGAAAGTATTATTCGATAACGTATTAGTCATTCCAGACGAAGAAAAAGAAAAGATTAGCGAAAGCGGTCTGTACCTTGGTACACGAAATGAGCCAGTATTAACTGGGACTGTTTACAAAGCAGGAGAAGGAACTTTTAACCATGGTAAATGGGTCCATAACGAAGTCAAAGAAAATGACAAAATCCAGTTTGGGCACGATTACCAAGAGATTAAGGTTGATGGCTCTAAATATTATTTAATGAAACAAACAAACGTAGTTTGTATTTTCTAGGAGAGTATAATTGGACGATATTTTACAGTTAGGTAGTACAAGTAATGACGAAGCGATTCTGAATGACTTTGATAAGACAATAGTTAGGCGGATTCAAGCAGACATTGCTAGTGCAGAAGCCTACCAGGCTTCCGTTGTTGAACCAACGGTAAAACAGCGTTATGAAATCTATTACGCTGATAAAGATTACTATAAAAATCGCTTTCCAATTTTATCTAAAACTTCCGACTTAGTTTCCACAGACGTAGCTGATACCATTGAGTGGGCATTGCCATCTCTAATGAAGGTGTTCACAGGCAGTGATGAAGTTATTACCATCGCTGGAGTAACAGAAGAAGATGATACAAAAGCAGAGACAATGCAAGAGCTTTTGGTGTATCAGTTACAACGTCAAAATAAATTCTTTCCTATCTTATATAACTGGATGAAGGATGCCTTAATTACAGGCATGGGTATCATCAAGTGTTATTGGGAAAGGACAGAGGGGTACACTACTGAACAAACAACCCTAAATAATGAAGCACTACAGGCACTCCAACAAACAGGGGTGCCCATTGTTTCTATTGAGGGTCCAGATATTTACGGTGACTTTGTTGTTACCTATCAGTCCCCTTATTATGTAAAAAACGCTCCTAAAATTGAGAATATTTTAGTAAGCGATTTCATTTATTCCTCTGATGCAAAGTCTCTAGAAGAGGCTAACTTCGTTGCCCAAAAAAGAAAGGTAACGATGTCTTATTTAAGAGAGAGAGAAGCACAGGGTGTATATGCAAATATTGACGAAATTAAGACAGAAGACTTTAGACAAAGTAAAATTGAAAGCCCGATTGAACAGGTAATTGGAGACAAATATAATGACTTAACCTTTAACCAAGAAGATAAAGCTAGATTAGAGGTTGTGATTTACGAATGTTATACAAAGATGGACATTAATGGAGATGGCATCTTAGAAGACATGATTATCACCATTTGTGGGGATACTATCATTCGTATTGAGCAAAACTACATGGGTAGACACCCATTTTTCACGATTTCTCCGACAAAAGACCCTCATCGTATCTGGGTAAAACGCTCTTATGCAGAGCTAATTGGAGAATTACAAGACTTAAAAGTGGCATTAACCCGCCAAATCATGCAAAATGTTGCCTTAAACAACGACCCTAAAATGCTATTAGCAGAAGATGCTATCAATATTGACGATTACATCCAAGGTCGTAAGGTAATTCGCATGAAATCTGGACATAGCCTTAATGAAGTGGCTATGCCAATGCCAGTTCATCCTTTATCTCCTCAAACATTCCAGTTTTTGGAATATATTGAAGGACAAAAAGAGAACAGAACTGGTATTACTAGATACAACCAAGGGTTAGATGCTAACAGCTTGAACAAAACTGCCACAGGGATTTCTGCAATTTTAGGACAAAGCTCTCAACGATTAGAGTTAATTGCTCGTATGTTTGCAGAGACCGGTATTTATGAGTTATTCCGCTTTATGGTTTCTTTAAATCAAAAATTTATTGACCAAAATACAGTAATTCGCTTAACAAATAAGTCTTTAAAGATTAATCCAGAAGATTTGACTGGTAATTTCGACTTGGTTGTTAATGCTGGTATTAGTATTGCCACTAAAGAATCTACGATTATGGCAACACAAACACTACTTACGGCTTTAATGCAAGCTAATGCTGGTGGATATATGGTTTCTACACCAGAAAATATCTACAATTTATTTAAAAAATGGATTGAAAGCATTGGCTTTAAAAACTATGGTGATTACATTACAGACCCAGCGGTGACACAGCAACGAATGATGATGGAAATGCAGTTGAAACAACAAGTTTTATCTCAATTACCACCACAAGCGTTACAGTATTACGCTCAGTTTGGTATTTTACCACCAGAAGTGTTATTACAATTACCACCAGAATTACAGTTACTATTTAAAGGAGCAGGAAATGACCCAACACAACAACAGCAAGAAGCTAATCCAGCAGATGGAATTGGGGGCGGGGGCTTCGGAGGCACTAACCTTTCTCAAGGACTGGCTGGAGGAGTATCAAGAGTGGACAATCAGTCGCCTCAAATCGTGCCCCGTGGAGGAAATGGTCCAGTACAGGAACCTTCTTCTGGTATCGGAGGCTTTTGAGGGCTATTTAAGTAAAGTAATTAATAACGGGAATATAGCTAAGGCAGATTTCCAAGAGCTACAAGACCAAATAGCTTACGAAACACGTCGTGGCTACTATCCAGAATAGGAGAAACTATTGCAAGTTAATTTTGAAAAATACCAAAAACCCGCTGGGGATAAACCATGGGAGAAGGGTTCGGACGCAATTCTAAATTCCAAACCACAATTTTCTCATGGTATAGAGAATCCAACCTACCAAAGCCAAAATAATGGACAACATTCAGAATATGTAGGGCATATTACGCCAGAAATGATTGGCGCTAAAGGACCTAGTTATCAAGCTCCAGGGGCAAACCCTGCACGAAATCTCTCTGATGAAATAAAGAGTAAAGTGGAGGCAGAGGAAGCTGAGAGAAACGCATATGCAGATTCTCATCCAGGTTTAAGCAGAGATTTTGCTAGGAATATCTCCGATATTCTTAACCAAACAAAACGCATGGCAGACGAATCTGCCGCTAGAGCAGATGGTTCTTGGTATAAAGACCATGTTCCAGACCTATTGGCAATGAGAGAAGCTAGGATGAAAGATGCTCCAGCTTGGGCTAAGCAAGACCCTATGGCTCAAGGCATGGGATACGAGTGGGCGGATAATGAAAAACTGAAATCATTTGGATGGGATGATGATTATATCAATCACCTTAAAGCTAGTCATGAATTCCACCCACAAGAGATTGAACACTTACGCTCTATTGGAGCTTTAAGAGCACCTTATGCCGAGTACCTTGCTCAACAAGAAGAGATGCGTAAACAAGCCGAAGCGGAGGCAGCTGCTAGAGCTGCTCAAAATAGCTATAACGAACCAAGTTATGGAGGTTCTGGTTATTATGAGGCTCCATCATTCTATAACCCAGAAGAGTTTAAGGCTAATTTATTAAGAGAGCTGAACTCTGGAGGTGGGAATAGTACACCTTCCCAGCCACAAAACAATTGGGATGGAAACGATTCTCCTGCGACTAGAGGAATTGATGCCGATTACATGAGAAAAGCCCAATTATATAGCCCATACTAAAAATAAATAATTTCACCAACCCCTATGGGGAGTGAAGGAGGAAACATGAAAGAAGAATTAAAAATTGACTTACAACTTTTCGCCGATGGCGAAGGTGTAGATACAGGGGAGCAACCTGCTATGGACTCCCAACCAGACGATATTCCCGATTTTGGTATTGACCAAGATGGGAATCCAGTCTTTTTTAATGGTGGCTCTATGGACGATGACCAGAATCAAGAGGAACCGAATACACCGGAGAGTGACGACTCTCCTAATGTACAATCAGCTCCTCCAGAACCTGAAACATACGTCGTAAAAGTCAACGGAGTGGAACAAGAAGTTAGTTTAGATGAGTTGCTCCACGGATACATGAGAAATCAAGATTATACACGCAAAACGCAACAGCTTGCTGATGAGCGTAGACAAATGCGAATGTATACTCCTCAACCTCAAGTACAACCACAAGCACAGCCTCAACAACCTCAAGAACCAACTCCAAGTGAACCTCAGTTCACACAAAAAACTTACTATGAAAAGTTAGCAGAATACGCTAAAGCAGAAGTTGAAAGCACATTCGGAGAAGAATTCGATGAATACAACACTATGCACCAAGCGGCTTTTGCTGATTCTATTGCAACAGTTAAGGCTCAAGTGTGGCAACAGCAACAAGAAGAGGCTCAACGACAAGCCGTCGTAGACAACTTCAATAAAACGATGTACAAGTACACACAAGACCCTAATTACCGAGAGATTGATGCGTACGCATTACAGAAACTAAATGAACTCCCTTATGCACAGGCAGTACAAATTAAACAGGCATTAGAAAATTACGATGCAAATATTGTAGACCAATACATGACAGTTGTGCGAAACGAATTCTATGGTGCACGTAATGTACCTACAATCGCTAAAAAGCAAGCAATCCCTCAACAACGTGGTCCTAAACCACCTTATGTAGAACCAGCTGGTGCGGCTACTACCCAACCAGGTAACCCTACAAGAGAGATTGACTATTCTAAATTACGAAACTTAAACATTGATGAACAGGCTAAACTATTAGCCCAAATGAATTATTTTGAAAAATAGGAGATTTAACTTTGGCACAAGAAACTGCTGTAAAGTCTTATAAAGTAGTGGGCAAGGTTGAGGACATGAATAAATGAAATTGTTCATGTAAAATCTAGCTATATGCTGGAAACCCCTAAAGCTCTTTTTACCAAAGTGTGAAAACAAAGGAGATAGAACATATGGATAATGGGCAATCAGCAGAGAAGGATTATGCTTATCTGTTAGGTTTATGTTTTGGTGATGGACATATAGAAAAAAGAAGCGACAATAATTATATATTTCGCTTAGAAGCTATAGATAAAGATTTTATTGAATACACAGCAAGTATTCTTAGTAAAATCAAAGGAAGTCCAGTAGAAACCAAGACGTTAAAACGGAAAACTTCAAAAGGGAACGAGGTGTACAGCTGTTCTCTTGGAAATATTTATTTCCGAAAAATATACGAGGATAGCTTGGGATTACAAGTAATTCCTAAATACGTATATCTTTGGAATAGAAATTTACGAATGGAGTTTATAAAAGGAATTTTAGATAGTGATGGCTACATTAGCATGAGAAGTAATGGGCATAACACTAACTTTGAATGTGGATATAGAGTCACTTATTCTTGGATTCTGGATGTAAAACGAATTATCACAAGTTTAGGAATCGAGACTAAAAAGATTTGTGAAGTTCCACAAAAAGCTCCTAAAAAAGATGTATACGCTTTCCGTATTAATCTTAAATCGTTGGCATCTACAGACTTTGGGTTTAATGTCCAAAGAAAGCAATTACGATTAGACACCTACAGACAAAAACATAATCTCTCCCAACGACTATACGCTAGACCCGAACAAGGATGATATAGTCTGAACTTATGTGAAAGCATAAGATTAACAATTTGGATTTCATTACGAATATCGACCCAGACCAAACTTTATTGACTTCCCGATTTGGAAAACTTTCTGTACATTCTACAGAACATAACTGGTTATGTGATTCTTTACGACCTGCGATGGACAATGCGACACTAGAGGTTCATGACTTCTCCACTCGCCAAGCTACACCTCGTAGACGTGAATCCAACTACACTCAACAATTTGAACACGGGTACAACGTGTCCGACATCACTCAAGCTATCAAAAAGTATGGTGTACGTGATGAAAAAGGCTACCAAATGTTAAAAGCATCTAAAGAGATTGCACGAGATTTGGAATACGCTATCGTTACTAACAAAACGAAAGTTCCATTTGACGATGCAACTGCTGGTCGTTTTGGTGGTCTTCCATACTTCTTAGATAACTTCCGTGAAGTAACAATGGATGCCGCTGGTGTTGTTACATTATCCGCTCATCGCTTTATTAATGGTGACCGTGTAACATTACGAGCTACACAAGGTAACACCCTTGATTCTAAATTAAAGCCTAATACACAATACTTTGTGAAGGCAATTACGCCAGATACATTCAGTCTTCATTTGACAGCAGAAGATACAAATAAAACAACAGGCTCTCCAGTTAAACCAAGTGCAGCTGTAACAGCTGGTAAGATGGAATTGACTTATTGCAACTCCATTGACGCTGGTTCTTTAGCAAAAGCTGGTGAGTTCAATATGGATGCATTGAACGATGCAATGCAAGCTGTATGGGGTCGTGGCGGCGACGTAGACATTGCTGTTATGTCTGGTAAAAACAAACGTAAAGCATCTACATTTACTGCTAACGCACAACGTAACGTTGCAATGGAAGCTAAGAAACTTACTCAAGTAGTAGACGTCTTAGAAACTGACTTCGGCGTTGTTCAGTTGATTGCTCATCGTATGTATACTGATGATGTAGTCGATTTACTTGACTTACAATACTGGAAACTTGGCTACTTAATTCCATTCCACAAAGAGGACTTGGAACGACGTGGTACTTACCAAGAATCCATTATCACTGGTACAGCTACACTAGAGTGTACTGCTCCAATCGCCAATGCTCGTTTGTACGGCATTACAAAATAATCCTATGGGGTGGTATATCCACCCCTCTTTTTTTGTTATAAGGGGGGATGACCTTGAGAATTAGTACAACAGTAGAAGTAGAAAAGGATACCTGGACGGTTAGTCATACCTATGACGAAACAGAGGTCCTTAAACAAGCTAGAGAAGATAGAAATAGCGGGGAAGAAGGTCGTATAGACGGAGGCAAAGCCAAGTGTATTGCTCGTATTCCTCGGCATAGATTTGATAGCGATATTGAATTGCAGATGGCATTATCTTGCCAAGGCAAAGATAAAGCAGAATACGAGAAATGGATTCGGCTATGGCTAATGAGAAACCCCGAATTTAGAACAACTACTGGGAAAACGAAGGTGTACTTATGATTATTGTCCGTGATGTAGTTACCTCAATCCTTTATGTATTGGGGGAGAACGCCACTAGAAAGCATAGTGACCCAGAAATTATAGATGCAATGAACTTAGTACTAAGGTATGTGAATTTATCTTTAATTAATGCTAAGTCTTATTGGATTACAAAAGAGAAGAAATTAAATCCTGTTAAAGGGATGGCTAAGCTACCAGATGACTTTGGTGGCTTTAAATCGTTTGAAGGGTACGATGGTGGGTACAAATTTATTCGAGGGTCTGTAAAAATTAACAGCCCAGTGAATATGTTGTACTTATATATCCTTGACCCTATTGAATCTATTGAAGATGAAATAGATTTACCATATCTTTTATATGATATGTTTGTTAGATATACTGCTGGTTTATTGAATGGCAACTTTAGTGCTGATACGATAGCGGGTTTAATTACTGCTGAAATCAACAAATTAGTACAAGCAGAGTCTGCTGGACCAATAGATAGACCAGTTCAATTTTTTGTTTAGGAGGAGACATGACAGCTAACGATTTACTTATCCTCGTTCGCCAGAGATTAGGAGATATGCAAAAGCTAGCTCTATCTGACGAAGAGTTATTGATGAGTTTAAATGTAGCCATTGACAGGCTAAGCCTAGAGCTATCAGAAGCATCCAGTCCCGAACTAATTAAGACGTTCAATATTGAGGGAACTGCTAAGGTAGCAAGACCAGAAGATTTCATTTCTTTATGCGGTCAATTCCCTATTGAATATCATCAAGAAGTAGATGGAATCAAGTTGTCTCATATGAACCCTAATCACGATGGAACATTAATTGTAAGATACTTTGCTAGTAGACCACATGTAAAAGTATTATCTGATACAGTTCCATTTGATAAAGTGTTACAACAAAGACAATTAGTAACGTATACAGTGTATGATGTTAAGTCTATAACGGGAGAGGTGAAAGTAGATGACAGTCCGAGAGCTAATGGACAAGGCGGCACTTCGAGACCGTCTTAGTGATAATATCCAGAGTGGATATGAGGATAAGGAACTAATTGCTTATATTAATGATGCGATTAACTTTATCTGGCATGTGTTGATTGACCACGGCTACTATGAAGTAGTAGGAGACCATACTTTCACACAAGAAACAGAAACTGTGCCAGAAGACTGGTACAAAACAACTAACCAAGCTCCAGTTATAGTCAGAGACAGAACAGCTACAGTATATGGGAGATTACCAATGAAGATTCGTTATTATAAGAGACCTAAGTTTGTATCTGCTGTTACAGACCAAGTTCCATTCGATAACGAAGCCTTCGGCAATATTATTGCTCAACTAGTTATTGTTCTTGCTATGTCCAATCATGGATTTAATATGGACGTAGAACAAGACATGGTAGAAGCTATCGTAGGTTTATTATAGGAGGTATATTATGGACAACGGTGCTAATAATTTACCTTCTTCTATACTAGGGGATGGACGAAAATTTGTCTCCTTACTTAAAAACTACCTTAAAGGACTCCAAGACGACATCAACGAAAAACTTGGAGAGGTTACAAAGATATATAATTCGGTAGCAGACACTCCAGATACGATTGATGAACAAGTCCATTCAATTACCGTAGAGGAAAAGGCAGTGAATGGCAATATTTCCTTGTTGGTTAAATGGAACTCTGACAATATCAAGAAGTATGCTGGTGCTGTGATTGACATTAAAATTGGCGATTTTCACACTACTTTGGCTGGGTTTTCTACTCAACAATGGGTTAAGCATTATGAAACAACAAAGACTAACCAATATCTGATTGATAACATCGAGCCTGGTCAGAACTATTTAATTAGAGTCCGTGGCAAAAATGTTTATAACGCCAAGTCTATAGAGGCTAAGGCTCCTATGATTTCTCATTATGTAGAGCCTAATAAACATGTCCCTAGACCACCTTATGAAGGAACAGTAGTTTTCGATAAAAGAGGGGCGTATTGGTCTTGGAAACAGTATGACCAAAACCAATACATGTGGACAGAGTTAAGACTGGACGAACATCCTGGCAATCTGTTTAATAGGTTAGAGGTTACCACAGACTTACATTCCGAAGTTAAACCGTTTGGAAGAACGGGCACAGGGTACCTCTATAATAGAGGGGTAGGGAATAGTTACTCGGCTCCTTTTAAAATTCCATATGCCAAAGCGGTGCCAAGAGCTCCTGGGAACTTAACTATTAAGCACGTAGCAGACGGTTTATATATCAAGTTTGACAAGATTCCAGAAGATTGTTTTGGAGCTAACTTGTACATTAACAGCGAAAAAATAGAACTCAAAGAAAATGAGTACACGTATATTTGTAGCACTGGGACATATGTTATCAAAGTTGCTTATGTAGACATTTTTGGAGAGGGAACTATGTCTTCTCCGAAAACGGTTACCGTTCAAGAAACAATAGACCCAGAGGTTTATAAAAATGAATCGTTGAGCTACAAAAGAATCGCCGATGCACAGAAAAAAATCCAAGAAGTAAGAACAGCGATAGACAGTGTTGATAGAGGGGTAACAAGCAAGATAACACAGCTATCCAATGCTATTGATACGAAAGTGTCGGATAGCAATAAACAAAACGAATCACGGATTACCGCTACCGCTAATTCAATTAATAGTACAGTAAGGGAGTTACAAGGCAAGGTTGGAACAATTACATCGTCAACGATTCCTTCGTTACAAAGTAATATTACCCAATTATCTAACTCTATTGACTTAAAAGTGTCCAATGCAAATAAAGCACTAACAGGACAAGAAATTGTATCTCGTATTAACGTATCTCCGAATGGAGTATCCATTCTTGGAAAGTATGTACACATTACAGGAGATACAGTAATTGACGGTAATGTTATTACTTCTAAACACATCGGGGACAAAGCCATCGTAGGGACTAAAATTGCTGAGGGAGCAATTACTACAGATAAGATTTCTGCTAATGCTATTACCTCGGCTAAGATTGCCTCTAACGCCATTACTTCTGATAAGATTTCGGCTAAGGCTATTACGTCTGACCATATGGAAGTTGACAGTATTGAGGGGAATAGGATTAAGTCCAGCTCTATTGATGCAGATAAGCTAAAAGCCAACTCGATTACAGGCGACAAACTGGTAGCTGATTCTATTACTGGCGATAAGATTAAAGCTGGTAGTGTTACTGTAGATAAACTAGGAGCTGGGGTCATTGACCTAAGCGAAACAGGAACATCTATTCAAGGTGGTTCTGTTCGCATTGATGGGACAGGGATGTCAGTAGGACAAAGAAATGGTTCTTATACAAAGTTTAGTGATAGTGGCTTAATTTGGTATGACTCTAAAGGGATTCCTTATGGGTCTGTTCGTCGAATGATTAAAGGAGAAGCACGACACGGGGATAGAATTAATATCAACTGGGACACAACTCCATTTGTCATGGTTACTCCAGATATAATCCCTATATATGGGACCATTTCCGCTGGGAGGTTGGGACAAGAAATCCACTGTAGAGCTATTAACGTATCGAACAATGGTTTTGAAATAGAGGCATTTACCCAATTAGAAAAACCAACTGGATTAGTTTGGGCTAAGCAATGGGACTATGCAGAAGGAGAAAGAACTTCAGATATAATTGTTTGGGCTCCTTATGAGGTTCCTGTTACCCTTACAAAAAGGAAAGGAATTAGAGTAACTGTAAATGGTGGAGAATTATTAGGGGAAGCCCTTCGCTCATCAAAAGGTAATAGAAAATACGGGGGTGTAGAATTAAATAATGACCAAATGTTTAAAACTAATGGACATGACACTTATGTAGATTCAATTTATCATAATGGTGGTAAAAATGGAACTTCATATACCGAATATTATAATTATATTTTTTCTGGTGCGGTAGTTGCAAATAAACTATCAATACAGCCGTTCGATAACTTAAATATCACGCTAAAAAAGGGATTAAATATTATTACGGGTATTTTATCTGCTGGTGCTGGCTTTGACTTACCTTTAAATGAATCTCTGGGGTGGATTGTTAACCCTCCAGATTTTCTAAAGTTTTATAAGCCTTTTGATGCTCCTGTTAAGTTTATGGCAATAGATTTCCCTATTGAAAACTATTACTCTATACAGAAAACTGGATTTGTAATAACAAACTTTTCTGGCAGAGGGGTTCAAAAATTTAAACCAAAAAATAGACGATTTAAGGTTATTTTAATAGGGGCTAGTTGTTCTACGCAAGAATCAAGACCAGCCACGTCTGAAACAAAAATAGTTGGGGGAAGTGTTTCTTACAGCACTTCAAAAACAGAAACAATAGTAGGGGGAATAAATAATAAAGAAGAAAAACAATATAAAATAGATGATTATCATGGTTCTTGGAGACATAATGAACAACCAGAAGAAACTTTCTTTGCAAGTGATTTTGGGTTGGGATATCCTAGTGGTTTGGAATTACACAGTACTCCATTTAAAACTATGGGGTATTTAGCAGATACATCATCGGCTTTTTTCCTAGAATCTAATACCACCAATAAAGAGGCATTGTTAAATAGTGGAATCCAACCAACATTTAAAATGCTGTGGTCGGGAGGAACAAGGATGAGTAAGTGGAATGACGGTTACTTTGGTCCCGCCTTAAAAATTATAGGTGCTCCAGTACCAAGTAAAATACATAGCGACTCTCACCACGGAGCAAGGGGAGGATACCACCGAGAGATGCATGGATATTTTGCATACCAAATGGGGGTATCTCAGCCAGTGGTTCAAGAAATAAGTATTCCAGAAAATCAACCAATTCCAGAATTCACTATTACTATTGGGGCTTGTCCAGATGCTTGGGTCGGTAAAAATATACCTCTTACTGGGACTCTAGGAGGAAGAAGCTCTATAGAAATAGTGGACACAAGAATATTTGATGGTGGAGTAATTATTATTGAAGAAGAAACATCTAAGCAAGTATCGTAGGTGAAATATGTTTTATAATGTAGAATTTTTCTTTGAAAAGCCATACAGGTTGTTTACTTCTGAGGAAGAGACTGAGTATACGGTTACTCAAGAGCAGTTCGAGATATATAATTCTGGAAAATACATAAAAGGAAGCGATGGTAACCCTAAAAAAGTAGAAAACTTTATTAGAGAAATTCCTTTTCGAGAGGTTCCAGAAAATAATAATTCTGACTCAATAAGAGACGAGCCCCCAGTTCCAACTATATCTAACGAACAGATTATGACAGCTCTTTCTGAAATAAGCGAAGCAATGGCTAAATTAATAGGAGATAAAAATGATTAGTTTTTTAACGGACGTGTATGCCGTTTTATGTTATGTAAAGGAGAAATGTGATATGTACATTTTCAAAACAATGGTTCCAATTTATGGTTACTTAATTCTTAATGGTAGCTGGGTATTAACAAAAGAAGAGGCTGTAGGTGGCAAAAAAGCTATTCCTAAACGCTATATTGAGTTAGTATCTGAATGGCTTGCTGAACAAGAAGCTAAACGTTCCGAAGCTACTGAGTAACTAACAAGGAGGTAAATTGGCTAAACGAAAACTAATGCCACCAACGCAAGAGTTAGTGGTGAATCAAGGGGATGACTTTTCTTTCCAATTACGGATAAAAGATAGTCACGATACCCCAGTAGATATTACGGATTACCAATTTACATTAAAAGTTAGAGAAGATGCGGAAAGTGACCAAGTGTTAATCGAGGCGGTATCTACTGTTGTAGATGCCCCCGATGGCTTGGTAGATTTCTACTTCCCTAGCGAACTAACCTCTAAAATTGATACGGAAGGTCTCAATTACGAAGAGGTTGGTGAATATTGGTATGATATTTTACAAACAAATAAAGAAGGAAAAAAGACCAGGATTTTACAAGGAAGATTCATTGTAAGTCCTGGTATTTCTTATCATTAGGAGGTTTTGATGCTTAAATGGTTACAGGAGCATTTCCCACCTCCGTATAGGTTTTTATCCGTTTTAGGCTTTATAGTTTTGGCAGATGCATTAGATGTCTATGAAAGATTCGTTACTCATTTGTCAAAACTATTGGACTATTGGGAGATAAAGGTAGTTGCTGGTAGTTTTCTATCATTAGTTATGTCTATTCATGAAACAGATGTAGCTTATATTGCACAAGCTATCTTCTGGCTTATCGTAATTGATATTATTACAAAATGGTTTGCTATCAGTTATGAATACCTCCAAGAGGAGGGAATCCCCAAAGAAAGAATTACTGTTATTAGTGCTTTCTATGGGTGGATACCAGCTTTTAGAGCTGGAAAGATTAACAGTTCTCACCTAGGTTTTGGCTTTGTTAGTAAAGTGATTCAAATTGCTTTATTGTTAGTCGCTGGCGATATGATAGATTCTGCTTTAGCTAACAGCCATATTGAACTAGGTATTAGAGCTATTACGTTCACTATAGGCTATGTATGCTATAGTGAATCACTTTCTATTATTGAGAATATGAGAGATAGCGGTGTGCCTCATATGGATAAGTTAATGGATTTAATGAGTACGAATGTACTTGGGCGACTACGGAAATAGGAGGAATATGGACAATACATTGGAAGTAAATCTCCCAGATACGAAGAAAAATAATCTGGAAATTACTTTACCAGACCCGATTAAAATCGAAGTTAAATTTGGTCTAAAAGGGGATAAAGGAGACGCCTTTGTCTACGAAAACTTCACAGAAGAACAATTAGAAAAACTTAAAGGTCCACAAGGTGTTCAAGGTGAACAAGGTCCTAGAGGTGAAATAGGACCACAGGGAGAACGAGGCATCCAAGGAATAGAGGGTCCAAGAGGAGAGCGTGGAGAGGCAGGTCCACAAGGACAAAAAGGAGATACTGGTGAACCTGGTCCTATTGGTCCTATGGGACCACAAGGCGAAATGGGTCCACAAGGGATTCAAGGGGTTCCAGGTCCTATGGGGGCTACAGGTCCGCAGGGACCTATTGGTCCAGAAGGTCCAGTTGGTCCTAAAGGAGAGCAAGGAGCTCCGTTTAAAATTGTTAAAATTTATAACTCCGTATCTGCTATGCAAGCAGAGTCTAACTCGTTGAATATGGGGGACATTGTTCTTATTAATACAGACAATGTGGAAGACGAAGATAACGCAAAGCTATATATTAAAAATGAATCTGGATACAGTCTATTGACAGACTTATCTGGTGCACGAGGTGTACAAGGTCCAGAGGGTCCACAAGGGTTAAAAGGAGAACAAGGCATCCCAGGGGAGCGTGGACCACAAGGGGAAACAGGTCCACAAGGATTGCAAGGAGAACCTGGTCCAAAAGGAGATAAGGGTGAGCAAGGTGTTTCAGGGGAAAGGGGTTTACCTGGTGATGTAGGTCCTGCGGGACCTAAAGGAGAAATAGGTGAAAGAGGACCCCAAGGTGATGTTGGTCCAAGAGGTGAACAAGGACCAAAAGGAGACCCATTTACATTCTCTGACTTTACTCCAGAACAACTACAGTCGCTAAAAGGTCCAAAGGGTGACAAAGGCGAACAAGGGGAACCTGGTCTAACACAACCTCCACAAACATTGACATTTAACAATGGACAACTAACTATTAGTGGTGGTAATACAGTTGTTATTCCTACAACATCTGCACCAACTGGAGCTACGGGAGAGGGTAAACAAAAAAGATATGTCTACCAAACGCCAAAAGGCTCTTCTTGGCTTAACGGTAATAGTTACTTCCAATTTACGAGAATTGGTAATGTC